ATTTCCCTGTGCATATCGCCAATGGCGGGCTGACAGTCATTGTAATTTAATTCATGGTTACAGTTTCAGTATGAAGTTTTACTTCGGTACTGATAACTTAGATGTTCGTAATTGGGCTATGGACTATGGTGGATTGAAAGAACTGAAGAAAATTCTTGAGGATCAATTTGACCACACATTACTTGTAGCGCAAGACGATCCTGAATTAGAAACATTCAAGATGCTACAAGAAAAGAAACTGGCTAAACTTACTATACTTCCTCGATTAGGGTGTGAAGGTTTGTCCGATATGCTTTACAAATATGTCAATAGTGTGTATATTCCAGATATGCTAGGACAGGGAGAAAGTAATAGACTTTGGTGCTATCGTGTTGAAGTGCGTGAGACACAATCTAACATGGCATTCCGTGAAGGACACCGTGAATGGAATGAGGACTTATTTCAATAATGGCACACTTAGTAGCTAATTTACCCCCAATACATTGTTTCGTACGCCGTGAATTCTTATATGATTTTCAAAAAGGTCACGGGGAATATGAACCTTGCATTTGGGTAAGTATTAAAAGTTTAAGAAGTCAGGCTTTTCGTATCGAAGCGTATCTACCTAAATACGGCGCTCTATATGATAAACTACCATTACATGCTTTTGTGAGCAGGAAATCTGATTTAGATGTAAGTAAGTTTTTAGACCTTGACACATTACAGATTTGGGATTGTTTTAGTTATGATTTTACCATTATCCAAAAGGCATTTTTAAGAAATCTTAGTTGTAAATTTTATGCTAAAGATAAAAATTTCTACCAAGGCAATTATCTTTTTACGGTAGATCATAGTGCCCCTGATTTAAATATTATAGACTCTAGTTACGCAGAGTGGCCTGAAGATCATAAAAGTTTTAATTTTATAGAACTTGATAATGGACAATATGCTGCTCAACCAAATAATCGCTGTATATTTTTGGATGCGGCAAGTAATCCTAAAGAAATGCTATTTCCTGATTTTAAAGTTTGTACTAAAAAATATGTAGTAGAAACGAACCCCAAATGGGCTTTGGGTGATAGTGATAGGGTCACATATGAATAGTTTAGAAAAAATCTGGGCAAGAGCAACAGGGCATCTTATGGGTAGTACCGATGAAGATCGCCCTGATGTTCCAATTTTAACTATACGAGAAGCAAGAATCGCATTGTTCCTAAAAACTTTCTGGGTTATCATTCATGTGATAACATGTTGTTTTATTATCGCAAACGTCATACATCATTGGTAATTAAATATTATGCACCACTTAAAAATTTCAGAATTGTTTTACAGCATTCAAGGTGAAGGTAGATACATGGGTGTACCTAGTGTCTTTCTAAGAACGTTTGGATGCAACTTTAAATGTGCAGGCTTTGGTATGCCGAAAGGACAGTTAAGTGAAGAAAGAATCAAAGTTGCTGAATTTATCGACTTTTATAAGGATTATAAATCCTTACCACTTGTCAGCACGGGATGTGATTCTTATGCATCTTGGGACCCTGCTTTCAAACATCTTAGTCATTACTATAGTACCCCTGATATTGTTACTAGGATTATGGATTTACTTCCTGGACGTAGTTGGCAAGATGAGCACTTGGTTATCACAGGTGGTGAACCGCTATTAGGATGGCAACAGTTGTATCCTGAATTACTAAGTCATCCCAACATGCTGTCTCTCAAAGAATTAACATTTGAAACAAATGGTACACAAGAGTTAGGACCAGAACTTAAAAAGTTTTTTCAAAAGCAATGGCATAAACAAAAGGGTCTTGAGACTATTACATTTAGTGTTAGCGCAAAACTTTCTAGTAGCGGAGAGAAACGTGAAGATGCTATCTGTCCTGAAGTTGTGCGTGAGTACGAAATGTATGGACATGCATATTTAAAGTTTGTTATTGCTACGCAAGAAGATATTGAAGAAGTATTAGAAGTAGTAGACATTTATCGTAAGTCAGGTTTTATGGGTAATGTCTATGTTATGCCAGTAGGCGGAGTAGAAAAAGTTTACAGCATGAATAACAGAAAAGTAGCAGGACTTGCAATGAAGCATGGTTTGAGATATAGTGATAGACTACAAGTACCGTTGTTTAAAAACGAATGGGGAACTTAATGACAAGAGTAGTTTTGACACGCAATCAATTTGAAAAAATCAAAGAAGTATTTGAACAATATGATGTTGATTATGTAGAATGGAACGAAGAATCTCCTAGTGGTATAGGTCCTAATGTAAAAATTAGATTTCACACTAGAGCCGAACGCCCAATTGAAATCGATATCACAGATGTGAGTAGCTGGTAATGTTTTACGCCAATGATCCCGAGTTTGGGTTTAAAACACGTTGTATAGGTACTGAGTTAAAATTTGTATTCTTTCCTAAACGGTGTTTTATTAGTGAAAAAATATTGTGGTTAGAATATGCTTATAGACAAACAGCAATGTACACTGGCCCCGGTGATCCTGTATTTGAACACCGTTGGTATAGCAAAATAGAATTTATTATAGCAAGGATAAAAGGAAACGTATGAGAACATACGATAAAAGAATTGGATTCATTGTAAGCTATCAGACACTTATTCCGCACGGTGGTATTGGTCAATTTGCAAAAAGTTTTTGTGAGTTGATGGATGAATATAATATCAAGGTTGATATCATAACAGATAAAGAACCCAAAGATAATGAATTCGTTAAGTCATTGAAGGCAAACATCATTGCACCATTACAAACATTGCCTTATACTGATCACAGCAATATCTTTATGTATGGTGATACGTTTTGCTATGAGCGTATGGCTAACTTTAGAAATGCTATCATAGAAGCACTAGAACACAACCTATATGATGCTTTTATCTGTAATACATACGAATCTATACAGGTAGCATTAACAATGGGTCTTGAAGATTGTATCCAAGTAATAGCCTATACACATTTAGAAAGTCAAATCTTCAAAGATACTAAGAATCCATTTCTACATTCTACTAACGACATGATGCGTAAGCAACTTGAATGTAACAGTTTATGGATTGGAACACAAAGTAAATTTAATCAAATCTCAATGAGCAATGGATCATGGTATCTTCCTATCCCCATTACTGAAAGAGCATTGCTAGAAGAATATAAAGGTCATCGTGAGGGTGTACTATTTGTAGGTCGTTGGGAAGAAGGAAAGAATCCTGAACTATTCATTGACTTGATAGAACAAACAAAGTTACCTGCTAAGGTAATGACTAGCCCCAATGGTGTGAAGAAATTTGAAGACCGACTAACAAAGATCGGAGTTTCTTATGATGTACGTGCTAGCATTGTAGGACAAGAGAAAGTAGACTTTATCAAGAGTTCACGCATTGCATTTAATCCTAGTATTGTTGAAAGCTATGGTATGGCGTTCTACGAACAGCACATACAATTGCCCACACTAGTGTTAGAAAATCAACGTTGGACTAATAACTTCAATGAGGAGTTTTTCTATAAATGCACTAAAAAGAACATGGCACAAAAGGCACTAGAATTGTACGAGAAGTTTGAAAGACCAGAAACTTACTATGGTCTGGGTGCATTAGAACATGCTAACTTTATAGAGAAAAGAGCATTTCATCGTTGGAATGATTGCTTCCATGAGTTTTCGGCAAAACAGTCAAACACTAATACAGCAAAAATTTGTCAGGAAACTACAGTAAAGCTACAAGATTACATCAGAGAACTAAATCGTAAAATTATTTGTATTGACGATATTCGTAGTGTGTTAGCTAACAAACACAAATTTCGTATCATCTATACTGACGAAGATACATATTTGACTAAAGACCCTAACTTTGAACCTAAAGAAGAAGTAACGGGCTTGGCATTATTTGAGGAAATTTAATGAAGAAGATTTTAATTACGGGCAGCGCAGGATACATAGGTTCACATTTATGTGATATGTTGATGGGAGAATATGAAGTTCACGGACTAGATATTGCACCACAAAAAGTAGAGATAGATAAATTTTACAACATCGACATTAATAAACAATTTTTAATCGATGGTATAGAGTTTGATGCAGTCATACATCTAGCTGCACTAACCAGTGTAGGTGAAAGTCAAGAAAGGCCAATCAGCTATTACATTACTAACCTAAACGGCACAATGAATGTACTAAACAAATGTAAGACAAAGAATTTTATATTTGCAAGTACAGGAGCAGCACAAGATTGTCTAAGTGCCTATGGTGTTAGTAAACGTGCAGCAGAAGATGTAGTTCGTGCATATACAAAAATGGCAGGGGCCGAATATACAATCTTTAGATTTTATAATGTAATTGGTTCTACTGTAACAATGCCGACGAATCCTGATGGATTGTTTTATAATTTAAACAAAGCACGTGAATCAGGATCTTTTACTATATACGGCAATGATTACCCTAACACTAGCGACGGTACATGTGTACGTGATTATTTGCACGTAGAAGAAGTTTGTCATTCTATCAAGATGGCTATAGAGAAACCTGCCAATAACACAGAATGCTTAGGACACGGTGTAGGATATACAGTTAGAGAAATAGTAGATTTATTCCAACGTGTCAATGATTGTGACTTTGATATTGTCAAAGGTCCTCGTCGTGATGGTGATATTGAATACTATGTGTTAGAGAACGTAAGTCCGTATATGAAAAATCTATACTCTATCGAGGATTTGTTAAAGATACAATAAATGTTTTCAGTTATTATCAAAAACAAAGATAGTAATGAGATAAGCCGACTTGTCAAAGAACTAAAAGATAGTGGTTTGACAGTCGGCGTTGATTTTGATTTTATGTATTCTACCGGTAAGTATGATTGGGAAATGCAAACTGAAATACCCAGACAAACTGAATTTGTATTTTACAATGAACAGGCAGGTTTAATTTTTTCTTTGAAGTACTTAGATTAGTGCTTCAATAGTAATGTACTTAAAACTCCTGCACTCTTAGCTGTAATGTCTGGTTCACCAGGAGTAATAATAACATTGTATTGAATTGGTGTCTTTTCTTTTCCTCCATTGGTCTTAGCGTCCCATTCATCGTAGCTCAATATGCTATTAGGACTTAGTTTATAGGCTTGCGCCAGTCTTTGTTTTAGTTCAGGTAACTTGTCAGGTATCACTTGCCATTGGCCTTCTGGACCCTTAACTAAGTTTTTCTTTTCGTCCTTCACTAACAAATCATAGAATAGATCACTTGGAACTATTCTACTATTCTTTGTCTTTTCTAATTCTGGATCTTGTGCTTTAATTTTCTTCTCTTGGCTAGTACTTGCACCTTCACTCCAATTAATCATGAAGTTGTCTGGCTTCTTACCTAATGCAACATCAGCAACTTTTGTATATGCATAGAAATCTACGTTAGGTAATTCACTTGCTAACTTGAATGCCATTGAAGCATATTCAGGACTAAAGAAGTCACCAGCATCATGCCAACGAATACTTACCTTATAACCACCCTTCTTACCCTTTGTTTCTTCTTTAGTAATCTCTGCTTTTAATTGATTGAAGAACCCTTCTGGGTCATTTAACAAGTATGTAAGAATTCTACCGTCGCTTAGCCATGGTCCTTGAAACTGTACCTTACCACCTTTCATAGCAAAACAATCTACTTTACAACTGCCAGCGCCTGGGCAGGTGTTAACAATAATTAATTCATTCGTTTGTTCATCAAGTGCAATACCAACTAATGCAGCAAAACCAATATTAAAGAATTGTTCTAATGCACCATCACTATGCTTCATCTTCTCATTCTTTTTGAGAAGTGCTTTTGGTCTTTCTGCTAGTGCTGCCTTAATAGCATCTACATTATACTTTTTACCTTCTTCGTTATAATAACCAATTACGCTACTACGGTGAATGTATGGTAATTTATATTTGTCAGTTTTTTGTTTTTGTTGATTACGAATTCTATCTAGGTAGTCTGTGAGTTCAGGTTCACCGATAGGTCTTGTGGGAGCAGGGAGCTTAGTTGCCTCTGCTACACCTTCTTTTTGATTAAGTTCATCGGCCTTTTTCTGAGCAGCATCCTTACTAATGAAATCTGTAGCACCTAACTTATTAGTCCATACTTTGCGTTTTTGATAACCTGTAACAACATAGTAACGCCCTGTAGCCACAGATTGTTCTACACGCCAATAAGTAGATTCACCTCTTTTTGCCTCATCAACTTCTTTTTCAGATTCAGGTTCTTCACCTTCATCACTCTTAGCAACGAATTGTTGAGGTGTCATAATCTGTATACCTTCAGGGGCCCCTGGTAATTTTGGCTCGGCGCCTTCCATTAATTCTATGTATTTCATGTTGGTTTCCGTAAATTTGACAATAAATAACTTTTTATGTTAGACTATATACATATTTATCTATCTTGGTTATCTTATGCACACTTTCAACATGTCTGTTCGACGCATCGGTTTCGCTTGCAAATGGGCTGAAATCAACAAAAAAGGTGAAATCACTAGCACCGAGGGTCTTAACACTGGTGGTACTACTCATGCCTGGGCTAAACGTCAAAAGTCTAGAAAAACTGTTGAGGACAAACTTATTGACGTAGCCAAACGTAACATTCTTAATACTCATGCACTAGTCAAAAAAGTGGCACAATTGCCACAACCATTGCGTATGCTACGGCTTACTAGTGATATGTTTTCGTTCTATACTATGGACGAATTCAAGGACTTTTGGCATAGTACTGATGTTCAAAATTCACTAGAACGTTGGATGGCGCCGATCGGCGAGACTGCCCGTGCTAATGATGTTCGTCTTAGCTTTCACCCTGATCAATTTGTAGTTCTTGCTAGTGACCGTCCTGAGGTAGTAAATAAGAGTATAGAGGAGTTTGAATATCATGCAGATATGGCCCGTTTCATGGGGTACGGTAAACAATTTCAGGACATTAAAATCAATGTACACATATCGGGTCGAGCCGGTCCAGAAGGTATCCGACAAGCCTACAAGAGATTGTCTACAGAAGCACGAAACGGTCTCACAATCGAAAACGAAGAAATCAGCTGGGGTCTCGATTCTTGCCTAGAATTAGCTGATCTTGTACCTATCGTGCTAGATATTCATCACCACTGGATACACACAGGAGAATATATTGAAAACAATGACAACCGTATTAAAATGGTTATTGATAGTTGGCGTGGTATTCGTCCTACTATGCACTATTCCGTCTCTAGGGAAGATGTACTTGTTGGCCATCCCAGACACGAACGCCCCGCTCTTCGGACGTTACTAGAAGGTGGCCATAACAAGCAAAAGCTACGTGCCCATAGTGACTACTACTGGAACAAGGTTGTCAATCAATGGGCTGTGTCGCACAACGAATGGGCAGATATTATGTGCGAGAGCAAGGCTAAGAATCTTGCATCATTTAAACTTTATGAGGAATATGTAAATGGGAATACTTGACAGGCTATTTGGTAAAAAAGAGGTAAAGGAGCCCGAGCCGGCTCCTAACCCGGTTTCTGAACCCAAACCTGACAAGGAGAAAAAACCTCGTAAACCTCGGGCAAAGAAACCTAGTAAAGAATTGTCACCAAAAGAATTAGCAACACAAAATGGTGAACCCTATGTTAACATCCTTAAAATGGAACTTGACCCCAATGATGTTAATAATGGGGCATTTGAACTTGATTGGAATGATAAATTCGTACTCAATCTGATACGTGCAGGATACAAGATTCGCAAGGAAGACACGGAACAACAAATTGTTGACCGTTGGTTCCAAACCGTTTGTAGGAATATTGCACTAGAAATTTATGAACAACAACAAGCAGATCCTGATAAACGTGATGTAAGAGTTATTAGATCCAGAGATTTAGGTGATGGTAGAACTGAAGTAAGTTGACATTTGGGTGCCCAAATGTCATTGACATTTAATCTAAATAGTAGTATACTTACGACTATCTGTACGACTATATACTATCCCACACATGAATTACGCACTCATTGACACAGCAAACACTTTCTTCCGTGCCCGTCACATTGCCAGTCGCAACAGCGATACATGGGAAAAAATCGGGATGGCCCTACATCTTACATTGGCGTCTGTCAATCAAGTGGTTCGCAATCACAAGATTGACCACGTTGTATTCTGTCTAGAGGGCAGGTCATGGCGCAAGGAATACTACAAGCCATACAAAGCCAATCGCAAACTTGATGAATCGGTTATGACCGATGCAGAAATCGAGGAAAACAAAATGTTTTGGGAAACGTATGAAATGTTCACCACATTTCTGCGTGAGAAGACCAACGTGTCTGTACTGCGTGAACCCAACGCTGAGGCAGATGACTTAATTGCCCGCTTTATTCACCTGCATCCCAATGACACACACTACATTATTTCTTCTGATACTGATTACGTTCAGCTTATTAATGAGAACGTGTTCCAATACAATGGGGTATCAAACGAACTTATCACCCTCAAAGGGTTCTTCAAGGACAACGGAAAGCCTGTACTAGATAAAAAAACTAAGCAACACAAATTGCTAGAAGATCCGCAATATCTACTTTTCAAAAAGTGTATGCGCGGTGACGCTACTGACAATGTGTTTAGTGCTTATCCCGGTGTGCGTGAGAAAGGCAGCAAGAATAAAGTTGGTCTTGTCGAGGCTTATGCTGATCGTACAAAACAGGGCTTCAATTGGAACAACATGATGCTACAGCGTTGGTTGGATCATGATGGTGTAGAACACCGTGTTCGTGAGGACTATGAACGCAACCGTACTCTGATTGACTTGACTGCACAGCCGCAAGATGTTAAAGACAAGGTTGACAACGTTATTCGTAGTGATGTTCGTATCAAGACCACTCCACAAGTTGGCATCCACTTCATGAAGTTCTGTGGTAAGTATGAACTGACTAAAATCAGTGAACAGGCAGAAACGTATGCTAAGTGGCTAAACAATCCATACGTAGGTGAGTTGAAAGTATGAACGTGAAAGTGAGACAAACAGCATTGAGAACCATTAAACCAGGCGAACCTAAATGGTTAATCAGGGATGGGTTTCTCGTTTCTCCTAGAGCAGGATTTGAAATATCTAATTCATGTCCCTATGAATATAGAATGGTAATTGATGAATGTTTAAGAAATGGCTGGTTGAAGCCGGTAGCCACAGTAAAAGACAATGAATTGTTTTGGGAAGAGTTTTCAAAATGAGTGAAGATAGTAAGCTATTGTGCAAAAATTGCAAACATAGTTTTGTCCCCTTGCCGGCAAGACTTGCATCTTTTCCGTTCATGCCCGATGCTGTATTTTATAAATGCAGGCTTTCTAAAAAAGAAAAGCATATACAATTTAATCCCATCACTGGGCCCCAGCGTGTAGAAACAAGTTATGATAGTTGCAGCATAGTACGATCAAAATGGAATGAAATGTGCGGAGTAGAAGGTAAGTCTTGGGTTCCTAAAAGTAAAAAACATTTATTTCTTGCAATTACAAGAGGTGAATCATGAAGAAAATTTTCTATGAAAAAGTTGGTCGTAGGTATCTCCCTGTAAGGGAATATGATCAGACTCTTATGGATGCCATGCCTAAAGGTGCTCACCTAGTATGTGTGTATCCTGGTGGACAAAGCACACGGTATAATGTTGATGTTGCTTATGCACCTATGATTGCTGCCGGGCGAGTAGCCCAGGATGCAGTGTGCAAAGCTATTGTGAAGGCGCAAGAAGTCAAACCCAAATCTCAGCCTATCACTGAACATCAATTGAAGCTATGGCGTGAATTGGCTGAAAGCTTTCGTCAAGATGATTATCCATTGATTAGGCCTGCTGCTGTAGATGCAGGAGAAGCCGCAGTAAAGGCTATGATGGAAGAAGCAGAAAAGCTTATGACACATCCTAGTGTTAAGAAAGCCTATGAACACTTTCTCCTTGTTTGTGAGTTGACTAAAGATGAGCAAGCCTGATCCAGAACATTTTGATAAGCTAGGTAATCAGCTTAAGGTTAATGATGTGGTTGCTGCACCACATCATAACAGCCTTATGATTGCCCGTGTCACAAAACTAAACAACAAGATGATCAAAGTGAAGGAGTTTAAAAAAACTACCTCACGTTGGGATACAGGTGAGCATAACAAATATGCGATTGATACTGTAAAGATACATGAAGCAGATGCAGTAATGTACATATTAAAATATACATGAAAACCCGTGAAGAAATTATAACAGAAATGTGCTATACTTATCGTCATGACTATGGTCTTAACCGTAGTCATGACGATCCGCCGTGGGTAGCCGGTATGACAGATATAGAACGCAGGGGACTTTGGATGACTATGGCTCACATATTCGACAATAATATTGCACCATATATGGAGATGAGAAATGATATACCTGAATCTTAATCTTAGAAGCCCATGGGGAGGTGACTTTGAAAATATTAAAGTTTGGCACGGTAAAACACCTATTCCTAATAAGTATTGGGAAATTCAAATAATCAAAAATGATAACTGGTTTAGGTTTGAGTTCGGTTACACTATACGAGAAGACCACGCCGGCTTGAATCTAGAACTAGGCTTATTCAAACACGAAATTCACTTTACGATTTATGATAATCGTCATTGGGACTATATAAATAACTGTTGGGAGAAATATGAAGAATCTAATCGCTAAACCAATTATCAAAGACCAATATTGGGTGGTCACAGACGGTGATCAAAAAGTAGGTAATGTAGTTGCTGAAGGATCAGGGTTATCATTGATAATGAATGGTATATCCACTCATTTTTCAGATAGTAATGACCTCAAGAAACAGACTAGAATCCAGTTTCAATCGTTAAAGACTAACAAAACAAAGATAGAACTGCCCTTTGCACATTATCCTACAACTAGTAAAGTCTACAATTCCGTACTGGATATTAAACGTAAACTGCATTTGTTCACCAAGACTGTTAAAAGTAAATGCTATTATGCCGCAGGATGGTTCGTAATCAATCAAAACGGCGTAAATGAGAAGGTTTTTTGCCCCAAATACATCTTTATTCAACGTTATCCCTATCAAGGTCCGTTTAAAACGGAAACCGAAGCGGAAAACATGATAAATAATCTATGATACACATCAAACGTTTTATTGATAGGGTTTCTATGATAGAGAATAAACAAGGTAAAGATTTTGTTATGCCCATTATTGAAGCCCGTGGGCTACGTGATGAGCTAGCCAAGCTATTAGCAGATAAATATCAATTAAACCAAGATAAGAAACCAGATGAGGAGCCAGTCATCAAAGTAGAAATAAAAGGTGGAAGTTTTAAATGAGCAGAACACAGCCCAAAGTATTGCTAGAACTTGTAGATAAGGTTACCTATAAATGTGACCAAATTGTTGAAGCCTCGGGAATTTGGGCAGTATTCTACGAAGGACAACCTATTAATTTGAAGTCCTCACATTATCTAGATAATGAAGCTACACCGAAGTATAAGAAAACTAGCTTTAGTAATCCAGGTCATGCACGAAATCTGTGCAGAAAATTAAACGCACAATTTAAGACCGACAAATTTACGGTTGTGTTTATGAATTCGGGTAGTGTAGTTTACCCTGATGAGCAGTCTTAAATCACTAAAACAAAAAATTACAGAAACAGTTTTGGCTGAAATTCCTAAGTCGCATAGAATATACCATGAGTTACCTATTGAAGATGTTATATTCAAATGGTGGTTCACAGGTAGACAAGAAGGACTACGCCTGACTGATGAGGGTGTCACTGCCTTTCAACTAGCTGAAATTACTTTCTATGATTATGAGTTCCGCCAAGATGGACAAAGCTATCATAGCTTTATGTTAGAACTCAACAAAAAAATTCAATGCCCATATTACCTGGGCGTAAATAAAAAAGAATCATCAAAATCATTCTACATTCGACTTTACGATAGTAGAATTGCCATGATGCTAGGTCTATACGGTAATCTACAAGAATATTTAAAATCTATAAAGGTGAAAAAATGACAGAAAAGAAACCGACCAATCCATTTGTTAATGCTTTACATCAGGCTAAGAAAAATCAAACTCCAAAGTTTGATCCAAAAGGATTCAAAGGTCCTAAGCCAAGTAAGGGTTTTAGTAGTAACGTAGTAAGACGTAGTGGTAGGGGTGGTTAATACCACTCACCTTCGTTACGCATTCGTTTAATAAACGATAGGTAGTTGCTAATTACACCATAGCAACGTAGTTTAACTGTGCTGAATAAAGCACGGTCTTGTATTTCTGGTAGGAATACAATGCTTTGATTATTTGTCGGTACTGTGCCTGGTGTAATATATTGTCCACCGCTAGCTATTGTATAGGGCGGTGGTGGGGTAGATGCGCTAAACCAAAAGTAATTAGGATAGAATTTTACGGGTTGTGCCGATACCCAATTTTGCATATCAACATTTCTAGCGTTTATCCAAAATTTAGATCCTTTTAAATATTCGGGGGTGACTTCGGTTGCAGGTTGGTTAGTTCCCAAATACAACTTACTGTTGACACGCCAAACATCTACCATGCAGGCAAACCCCGCATTAAACGCTTTTCCAATCTGATTTGGGGTATTAGCATCTTGGAAGTTGGTGCCGTCAAAAATACCCTGATATGAAATGTATAACATCATGTATTTAGTCTTAATTGGGTAAAGACTTGTCAACAAAACAGGCCCTGAGGCGTTAAATATAGTACACAGAGACAATTTCTGTGTTTAACTTAAAAAGGAAACTTTATGAAACTAGTACTAGCTCTTATCGCATCACTCGGTCTTGCTACCGCATTCGCAGCCGAGCCTGCAAAGAAAGAAGAAAAGAAGGCTGAAGCCAAGCCAGCTGCCGCAGCTCCCGCTGCTGCTCCCGCTGCTGCGCCCGCTGCTCCTGCAAAGAAGGAAGAAATGAAGCTTCCTGCTAAAAAGGATGACGCCAAGAAAAGCGATGCAGCCAAGCCCGCAGCAAAGGCTGAAGATAAAAAAGCCGAAGCTCCTAAGAAGTAATCCAAGCAGGTTATCTTATTTAATTAATGGTAATACTTTTGGATACCTAATCGATGATGAAGATATTTTATCTGGATATCGAATCGACACACGAATACGTAGACCAATTGAAGAATCAAAATTAGATAATGATGACGACCTTAGTGATTATGTCAAGTTTAGACTTTGGCTAGCTAGACAATTAGCACTAAGGAAATACAACGAGAAATGGGGGTAAGCCCCATTTCTTTTTGGGTTTAAATTTATTGATAAATATATTGACAGAGCAATCTGTTTTACACACACAAAGGAGAGTATATGAAAGCAATATCGAATCAAATGCTATCGATATTGGAAAGGTTAGCAGAACTGTTTCCAAAACAGCATTACCAAAGTGAACTTGATAAATATATCGCATCAAGATTTCCGCAAAACGCAGCAGACGTTGAACATTTTACTAAGGAATATGAATATAAAGTATCTGGAAGGAACTTTATATGAAGAAACTTTTTAAAACATTGTTCGACATTTTTGATTCTATGGCCCGTGCCCGAGCAGCTACATATCTTGCTAGGCAAGGAAATCATAACGCAGCACGAAAAGTTGTACAAGATTAACCAAAAGAGTTGAAATCTTACATGAAAGCAAATAACATAACACATACACACGGAGGAGAAAATTATGTTTAATATTCCAGAACTTACTGTAGATGCTATTCAAAATGGCAAAAAACAGTTTATCAACAAATATATCACCAATCAAGATTTGAAGCAGGCGTGGACTAACTACGTTAATGCTCAGACAGAATTTCTACATGTTTCTATCAAAACAGGTACTACAGTTCTTACCACAGTAGGCCGTGAAATGATGGAAACTAAAGTAGAAAGGCTCTTCAATCCTTATCAAATTGATTGGTTTAGAGCCGGCTGGGATGCTTGGACTGCCCAGGTTAATAAAAAAGTCTAATATAGACATACACACATAAGGAGATTAATATGTCAAATAATTACGGAGATAAGATTTTACCCGAGTTTAAAGCACCGGAAGTAAAATTCAACAAAAATGGATATGAAATCCGTACAGATATCCTAGCAATGGCCAAAGACCTAGTTGCTCAAGACTTCCATGTGAAGTTTCAGGGTTGGGAAATGACTGCCAAACGTGATGAAAAGACTGGTCAAATCGTTACGAAAGTTGACATGCCAGAGTTTCCTGGACTTGACAAGGTACTTGAAACTGCTGAAAAGATGTACGCATTCGTAAATCAAGCTAGCAAGAAGTAATCAACAAAAGCCCCGAAAGGGGCTTTTCCACGGCTACAAAAGGTTGACAATAAAGTAGGACTGTAGTATACTGTAGTTGTTACGTTCGAATAACGGAGATGACCGTGTTCTACTTTCTGGGTTGGCTGGCTTGTGTTGTTCTGATCCTGCTGTTTCTCACCGGGGCTACCCTGGGTGACGAGGACTGAAGGTTGACAATAAATGGGTTTGGGTATATAATACATACATCGACAGTTGACTAACGGAGCAAAAAATGTCTGGTGCTTTCAAAATCAAGTTCTACTCGGATCCCGGTCATGGTTGGGGTGCAGTCAAGCGCCAAGTTCTATTCGACCTCGGTATTGCTGATAAGATTTCCACTTTCAGTTATCAAAAGGGTGACACTGTTTACCTCGAGGAAGACTGTGACCTTCCCACCCTGACTACGGCTTTGGCTCTGAAGGGTGAGACTGTGGAGTGGGATGAACGAAACACTAATAACCGTAGCCCTATTCGCGGGTACGATTATTTCAAGGCTTGACAATAAATCCAAATTGTCATATAATATCGGTATAGTCTGAAACAACGGAGTAATAAATGGCTCGCTATCAACGTCCTGTTCTGAATCTCGATGCTTCTGATGTGTGGGGCGCCGCTTGTGCAGCCCAGCGTATTAACGGTGCTTACCTCAAGACGATTGAGGAAGGTGTTAACACCGAGACCAATCGTCAAATTGTTGACAATTTCCTTGCTAACACGGACCTCATCACCGAGGCTGATCGTGAGCAAGGCGAAGCCGTTCGTAAGTATTACAAGGGCTTCACTTTCAAGATCCTGCAAGGCAAGAAGTTGAACGATTTTGACAACACCGCAATGGTGATTGCTAATCGTGATGTTATCGAATCCAACTATGACGTTGCGGTGATCGCAAGTCTGCCCAGTTGCTATGAACGTGCCGTCAAGCGTGACAATGCCAACCGCAAGCTTGAACAAGCACGTGGTGGATTTATCGGTAGCATCGGCTCCAAGGTCAAGATCAACGTCGAGGTTGTGCGTAGTGTGTTTAGCCAACAATGGGGTGTGTTCTTTGTCAGTGGTGTGACCCCCGAGGATCAGGCTGTTTTCTTCAGCTATCGTGAGGCAATCCCGGTCGGTAAGCTGATTATCGCCGAGGGGACTGTCAAGGCTCATCGTGACAACAACACCCAACTGAACCGTGTGAAGGTCATCTAATGATTACCGCAGATGCTATTCGCCGTTGTGCTTATCTGAGCACTAGCCAACTAGAGGATGTTCTTCGTAAAACTTATCCGAAGGATAAGATTCTTCTAAGCACCTTTCTTGGAGTGACCAATGGCGGACAGTTTACTTATGACTGTACGTATTTCGATGACATTGAAGGTGAGAACCAACGTTGTAAGGTGTTTGTTTATATCGACAGCACCAATACTATTGTAGCGGATTACTGATATGGAATTTACACTTTCAAATAAACGTCAGCATGAAATTGCTGATATGCTTTGGCAGGCTGAATCATTGAAGGAAGCCCATGCTATCGTTAAAAAGTTTGGTGTCGATGGTGTCATCGTATATAATATGATGATGGCACATATCTATGATGAGGTCGATGATATCGATGTGGCTGAGGAAATTTTAAATAGGATTAAAAATGGGACTTGATCAATACGCATATGTTGCCAGTAAGGCAGGTACTGATTACGATGATCCTAGTAGGCAGGAGATTTCCTACTGGCGCAAGCATCCTAACTTGCAAGGTTGGATGGAACGCCTGTGGCTATCTAAAGGTGGCAACAATGCGGATACGTTTGGTATCTATGACTCTACGTTCAATGGCGTAGAGTTAGAACTTGTATGGGACGATATTAATCGGCTTGAAGCCGATATTAAGTCTGGAGAAATGGCTAAACTAGGAACTACTGGATTTTTCTTTGGTAACCCTAGTGATGATCATTACTACGAACATGACCTAGAATTTTGTGCTACGGCTAAGTCTGATCTTTTCCTGGGTCGCAAAGTGTTTTATAATTCAAGTTGGTGATATTATGAGTGGATATAATCTAGTATTGCAAATTCGTAGGCTTGAAGAAGAATGCGATAAGCTTGGCTTCATGATGTGCCATAGTAAGCACGGATATAGCCGTGAATTTGGTGATGTGGTCGCAGTGAAGCCAAAAGATGCAGATAGTCTTCCTATCTATTCACGTGATGCCGAATTTTTTGTAGGCACGATCAATGAACTATCACGGTGGCTCGATGGCATTAAATGGGCCCGTGACTACGACCGTATGCTGTTAGGCAAAGGCAATGATGTCAAGCGTGAACGCAAAGAACAAGATTGGCGTAACCAACAATTGATCAATATCCTCAAAGCAAAGGAAGTAGCTAATGGCGAGTAAATATTCTCAGGAGCAGTTTATAGCAGATGAAATTCTCCTAGAGAAGATTTACAAGTTTGCTGGATATCGAAAGACTCACCTTCCTGGCTTGAAGAAAGCAGTCAGGCAAGGTGACCTTGCCATGGAGTCTATGGTTGAAAATGCCATATCACGTGTTGGCAAATTAGAACGCACTAACAAACAAGGCATGGATTTTATAGATGGCAGTGATGCAAAGAAGGTCACTGTTGTCAATCAAGGTACAATCAAAGACCCTAATCGTGGTGCAGGATTTAGTACTAAGAATAAAAAAGGTGTGCTAAGGGTTGTTGTTGTAGATCCTATGATTAAGGAAGTTTTCTATTTTAGAATTCCACCTGAGTTTTATATTGGTGTTGAACAAAAACGCAGAGAGGTAGGTCTGCGTATACGTTTCAGTAAGAATGGCGGTATGCCTGAAAAGTTCACACCAAATGGCACTTCAAAAGAAATGTGGTCTTTTCAGGTAAAAACTTTTAAAGAACTTTGTGAATAATAAGGTTGACAGAATAATCTTATTCTGCTATAATATTGGTCAATAGTGAATGTGAGGAATATATGAGTGCTAGTTGGATTCGCAAACTGAATGAAAGTGACAGCCGCCTGCATAAGGAAGATGTTATTCGACAAGCCCTCGAGGCTAGTGTTCTCGGTAGCATTAATGCTCAAATCTTTTTGGGCTTGCTTAAGGCTTGCTACAACCCTTTTGTCACGTTCAATGTACGTCAGGTGCCCGATACTGTAGGTGTCGTCGGTGCCGAAAACCCATGGCAAGACTTCAATCAATTGCTGTACAAGCTTAGTCGGCGCCAATTGACTGGCAATGCCGCACGTGATGCTATCGAAGAAATGGCATATCGTTTTGATAGTGAAGAATGGAATGGCTTCTGCGCTCCTGTGATTCGCCGAGATATGCGGGCAGGCATCAGCGATAAGACTATCAACAAAATCTGTAAGAAAACTGAATACGAGATTCCTGTATTCGGTTGCCAACTTGCTACTAATAGCGAAGGTCGCCCCGAAATGAAGGGCATCAAGCGACTTGAACCTAAGCTAGATGGTGTGCGTGTACTGATGACTGTGATTCCCAGCGATGGTGCTATCACTGTTGTTAGCTATAGCCGCAACGGCAAGGTGTTTGAAAACTTTACACATATCGAAAAGCAAATTGCTGACAATTGGACGAAAATGATTCGTCATACAATTGCATCGGCACAACTGGCTAACGGTTTCGTACTAGATGGCGAAGTGATTGGTAATACATTCCAAGAACTTATGCGACAAGCACGCCGTAAGGAGAATGTGCAAGCCGATGATAGCGTGTTTAATATTTTTGATGTGATCCCTCTAGAAGATTTTCGTCGTGGTTATTGGAACGCACAATTGAAAAAGCGTGTTCAAGTACTTGAGCAAATGCGTCATGTAATTGATGACATGCCCAATGTTGAACTGTTGCCGCATATCATGGTTGACCTTGATACTGCCGAAGGTCGTGATGTTCTTAATCGTTATGCTAAGGATCAAGTTAACGCTGGATTCGAAGGCATCATGATCAAGGATGTGAATGCTCCTTACGAATGCAAACGCAATACGTTTTGGATGAAGTGGAAGCCCACGATTACTGTTGACTTGACTGTGGTTGGTCTTGAAGAAGGCACAGGTCGCAATCAAGGTCGTCTTGGTGCTCTTGTGTGTGAGGGTACCGATGATGGTAAATTCATTCAAGTGAATGTTGGTAGTGGTTATAGTGACGAGGATCGTGATAGCTATTGGGCTAATAGCAATCTGATTGTTGGTCGTACTGCTGAGGTACTGTGCGATGTTATCACACAGAACCAAGACGGTAGCTATAGCCTTCGTTTCCCTCGCTTTGTGAGGTTCCGTGATGACAAATAAAAGAATTGCTGAGTTGCGAGAACAGGCATTTGAGTTATGTAAAAAGTATGATGATGACTGTGGCTCGGACTTGGTAAAAACTGATGAAGTATTTCAAAAGTTCGCCGAGTTAATCCTTACCGAAGTCACAGATATTCTTGCTACCTATCGTGTAAAGGTTAGATTTGATGACGGAATTGAATATAATTGTCAGCACCCTATCTACGCAATACAGAAACATTTTGGAGTCAAATGATGGGAAGATTCTTATCAAAATTAGATATCCACGAAGCGCGCCGTGAACAAGAAATCTGGAACAGTATGCTCAAGCGTGGGTTGATTGATCCTAGTAAATTTGTTCGCACACAATATGTTGTATGTGGATGTGGTGTAAAGGGTTGTGGATTTATTACACAATGGTTGAAAACTTATCCCGACGTTGTTGACTTAGAAGAACAGCGCCAACTATATCAAGATTGGCTTCTATATCATATGGATACAAATGAAAAATGAATAAAGTAAAAACTGTTTGAGGAGTCTGCTGATGTTTAAAATTATTTTGGCCTTTTTGTTTGTCTTTGGTCTGTTCTTTTTTGGTATCAAAGTTGTACGTAAAATGACTGGAATGGAACAATGGGCTTTGACAAAATATGTGTTGTATAGTATAGTCTGTTCTGTGCTAACTGTAGCATCTCTTGTAACAATCGTAATCCTCTTTTGAAAGGTAAATCATGAACCGATTTTTTAAACTCTCTATCCTTGCTACCGCTGTTCTTATGTCTGCCGCTTGTACCCGTATCGAAACGGGTGAGGTCGGTGTTCGTGTTGGTTTCGATAAACAAGTCAAGTCTGGTGAACTTCTTCCTGGTTCGTTTAATCAGGTATTGATTGGTGATGTCCTTACTTTCCCTGTCAAGGATGTTAATGTTACCCTTGACAATATGACTCCTGTTGCGAAGGATAACTCAACTATGAAGGACTTTGATGCTGTGGTTGTTTACAACATCAATCCTAGTCAGGTCAGTGAACTTTATTCTAGCAAAAACAAAGCGTTCCATGCTACTGATAAGAGCGGTGACGTATTCCTAATGTACAACTACGTGGTTCAAAATGCACGTAATGCTGTCTACAAGGCAGCACGAAAGTATGAGGCACTGGATATGGCAGACAACCGTAGTGATATGGAAAACTTCATCAAGGATGAGATTGTTCGCAACCTTGCTGAAGAAAAGTTGGACGGCAGTATCACTATCAGTCAGGTACTGATTCGTAATGTGGTTCCTGCAGACTCAGTTGTGGCCTCTGCTAATGATTTGGTTCGTGCTAAGAATGAACTCAAGCAGAAAGAGGTTGAGGTCAAGACTGCCGAAGCAGAATCCCGTCGTATGGCAGCACTGGCTAACAACTCAGCACAGAGTGTCCAATTCATGCAGGCTCAGGCTATGCTGAATATTTCGGAAGGTATTAAGAACGGTAAGGTTCAAACTATCGTTGTTCCTTCTAACTTTACTGCATTGATGACTAAGTAATATGAGCAACCTCTGGTTCAACATTCGATTTGGTACGTATCATTGGCAATGGGGACCAGACGGTATGTCATTTAGGCAAAATCCTACTCAGGTTGATTGGCGTAGGCTTCAACCTGAGACTTGGAAGTGGTTTGCAGTATATTGCATTTTCGGAAAACATCTATGAGTGAAGAATTTACAGCCTTCTTAATGATTTTTATGTGGATACAAGGTATTCTAGTAGGATATGTTATTTGGGCACCTATGACTAGATTTAAGCAGGCATTCTTAGATGGATTGACGTTCAGATTTTTTCGGAAACGAAAATGAATTTAGCAGAATACTTTGAAAAGAATCGTTATAAACCTGAATACTTCATAGGCGACAGAGTGCGAGGTCTATGGAACGGTATTCCATTCTCGGGTACTGTAGGCAACGATAGTCTAGTGAGTGAATCAGAAGGTCCAAGAATCAGCGTATTCTTGGATTTGCCTATTAAACATGATGGGAAAATTCATAATCTTATTATCGTCAAGCACAAAGACATAAATAAAAGCGGAAAATTACTTAAAAAAGGCTGACTATGGTTACAATTGTAAAACACGAATGGCACTCACATGATAGACAATATGCTATCGAATTGGATGAAGACCTACTAAGTGAAATATATCCCGACAAAGATGAAGATGAAATCACCGCCTTACTCAAACAAATTGAAGATGGTGAAGTAGATGTTTCTGAAGTGATGGAAGATGCGTGGAATAATGATGTAGAAATCGAATGGGACTTCCAATATGATGATTGCTACACAGACCGTAAGGGCGGTTATGATGTTACATATGAACTAGGTGATGAATCAAGTTGGGTAGAACCTGAAAAAGAACCCGAACCTACTCACAAATGTACAAAATGCAAATGGAAAGGTCAACAATATGATGCTGATTGGCAGTGGGAAGATAAGGACGGTAACAAGCTCGATGATCCTAAGAAAGTTTGCCCCATGTGTGATAGTGATGTAGAACTTACAGAAGAAGGTAAACTACAAGAGCAAAAATTAAAAGCACTCATGGATACTATAGACGCTGAGATTTTTGATGAATGATTTAGTAGGCAAACGTTACGTATTTGAAGATGGGGACAGTATGACCATCATGCAAGTAAAGATGCGTGATGGTAACGAAAATTGGATTACTTATCATGTGCAACAGGGCCCGGGGGTGGCTAGAAAACTAGTAATGCGTCAGGAAGAGTTTATTGATACGTATGGACATTTATTTGGTATAATATCTGATGATAGTATGACAAAAGACCAAGAATAAATACATACTTATGAAAAGAATTTTCAGCCTTACCAACCTAACTTTGCTTGTGGCGCTATCATTAAGCGCCGTTGCTGCCTATTACAGTATCATTGGCCTAACTGCTATATTTGCAGGAGCAATGATACCTGTCATTATTATGGGCTCTATGCTTGAAGTAGGCAAAATAACTGCTACTGTATGGTTAAGAAAGTATTGGAAACAATGCGGTTTCGTACTAAAACTGTACTTGGTACCTGCGGTAGTGGCCTTAGCCGTATTAACCAGTATGGGTATATTTGGGTTTTTATCCAAAGCGCATACTGAAGTAGGATTAATATCCGGTGACTCACAAGCAAAATTAGCAATTATAGATGAAAAAATTAAAACTCAACGAGAAAACATAGAAGTAGCACGTAGGGGACTACAACAACTAGATGCACAAGTGGATACTAGATTATCTAGAGGAAATACTGAGCAAGGTGTAGAACGTGCTGTTACCATACGTAGACAACAGGCTACTGAGCGCACCAAGCTACAAAAAGAAATTACTGATGCTCAACAAGCAATAGCAAAATTAAACGAAGAACGAGCACCTATTGCGGCCGAGACTAGAAAGATAGAGGCTGAAGTTGGTCCTATAAAATATATAGCAGCATTAATATATGAAGATAACCCTAGTGCTGAGTTACTAGAACGTGCTGTGCGTTGGGTAATTATATTGCTGGTTGTGGTTTTTGATCCATTAGCTATTGCGCTGGTATTAGCAGCTAATGCAAGTAGAGAATGGGACCAAGAAAAGCCAAAAGAAGAACCTGTAGAACCTCCAAAAGAAGAACCAAAAGAAGAACCAGTAGTTACAGAAGAGGTCAAAACAGATAAAGTTCCTGAGCCTCCCGCTCCCGAAAAAAAAGAACCTAGTATACTAGAACAACATCCATACTTAAATCAGGGTTTTAAATATCCTGAAAATTATGAGAGGGTTCCTCCGTTAGTCTACAAACCTGAACCTATTGTAGAACCTGTACAAGAAATAGTTGCTGAGAAACCTAAGGTAGAAGTTAAAGAAATCACAGAAGAAGAACTAACAACCTCTACTATTCCAAACACTACGGATTCTACTATGAAGGCTAGTAGCGATGTAAAAATCAATCCATCCAATACTTACAAAGAAGTAGACGGTGGTTATGTTATATATGATGATAAAATGGTTTCTAAAGATGCATTGAAGGAAATGAGACCTGATTTATTTTTAGAACCCGACAACGTTGCGAAAACATCTACAAATTTCGGGACATATTTCCCAAAATTTGCAAATAGAGGAGACATATTTGTTCGTGTCGATATATTACCAAATAAGGTATTCAAGTTTGACGGCAACAGATGGTTCGAATTGAATAAAGAAAGTACAAGTTCTTATTTGGCTAATGATGATTATATTAGGTTTCTAATTTCAAAATTAGAAGAAGGTCAATATGATATTGATCAATTGACAGAAGTTGAAAAGGAACAAATAGAATCTTACCTTAACTCTAGAAAATAAGTAAATATCATAGTATAATTTGATAGACTTACTTTTCTAACTAATATATAAAAGATGACACAAGAAAACAAAATCAATCATTGCTCCTTTTGTGGGTCGCATAAAGATGTAGTTAAAAAATTGATTGTTTCAGAAACAGTTGCTATATGTAGTGAATGCATTGATTTGTGCAATCAATTAGTTTCTGACGATTCTACTGTAGAGCAACCAGAAAAAGTTCCTGTACAGGAATATGATCCAGTAGAAATAAAGAACTATCTAGACAAATACATTATAGGACAAGATAGTGCTAAAATGGTATTAAGTGTAGCCATCGCTAATCATTACAAACGAATAGATAATCCACCCAAAGATTTAGAAATATCTAAAGGTAACATCCTTTTTATTGGTCCCACCGGAAGCGGTAAAACATTACTTGCTAAAACAGTAGCAAAATATCTTAATGTGCCGTTTGTTGTTGCAGATGCTACATCATTAACCGAAGCCGGATATGTGGGTGATGATGTTGAATCTATGATTAGCATGTTGGTTAATGCTGCCGGCGGCGATGTAAAACTTGCCGAGCGCGGTATTGTCTTCATCGATGAAATTGATAAAATTGCACGTAAAGGTGAATCAACTAGTATCACACGTGATGTATCAGGTGAAGGTGTACAACAAGCATTATTGAAGCTAGTAGAAGGTACAGTATGTCGCATTCCAGCTAGTGGCGGACGAAAGCACCCAGGCGGGGACATGCATGAAGTAAATACCAAAAATATACTTTTCATTAGCGGTGGTGCTTTTGTTGGATTGAAAGAGATAGTAAAATCACGAATCAAGGGTACTACTATAGGTTTCGGAGCAGATGTAAAAGCAAAAAGCGATGACGTTGATTTAAGCAAGGTATCACCAGATGACCTAACTAAATTTGGCATGATCCCAGAATTTATAGGACGATTCACCACTTCTGTAACGTTGAAAGATTTAGATCGTGACGAATTACTCCAAGTATTGACTAATATCAAAAGTAATTACATAGAGCAATATCAGTATCTTTTCTCTGTAGATAACATAGAATTGTATTTTGATAAGAAGTCTTTAGAACAAATTGTTGATAATTGTTTAACGTTGAAAACGGGTGCCAGAGGATTACACACTGAAATCGAAAGAGTTTTGATGCCACACATGTACCATCTAAAAACCTATGAGAAAAAGGGTATCAAAAAGATAAATATAAGTCGAGATTTAGTTTTAAATCCTAAACCTATATTATGAACATTAAAGGAAGAAAAGTCTTTGTTCAAGACGGTAACGTAGATAAGGCCTTACGCAAATTCAAAAAGAAGATTAGTGAGGACGGCTTACTTATGGAGTTGCAGGAAAGACAATTCTATACTAAACCAACCGTTAAGCGCAAGTTAGCCAAAGCACAAGCTAAAAGACGATGGAAAAAATGGCTGGCTAGTCAAGAGCTACCAAAGAAACTTTTTTAACCTAAATACTAGAATTTTTTGCGTATTTTTTCTAAAATAAATACGTATGTAGATGCCGATGGTCGGGTCTACAGCGTCATTCTTGCTTATAGAAAGGAGAAATGAAATGACAAACCTATCTCTACGTTCCTTAGATATCCCATCAATTCATAAATTTGCAGTCGGTTTCGACAATGTGTTCGATGAACTCATGCGTCACACTAACTCGCAGTCTGGAACAAATTATCCTCCATACAATGTTGTGAAACATAGTGACGATAAGTTCGCAATTGAACTTGCGGTGGCAGGCTTTAAAGATGGTGATATTGATGTTACAGTTGAAAAGAATCAACTTACCGTCAAGGGAGAGAAAGCAGTCGATCTAAATGATACTGTTGAGTATCTACATCGTGGTATTAGCGCCCGTAGCTTCTTACGAAGCTGGACTCTTGCGGACCATGTTGAAGTTGTAGGAGCTGCTGTTCAAGATGGTATACTTACAATTAACTTGGAGCGTGTTGTTCCTGAAGAACAAAAGCCCAAGAAAATTGCAATTACCTATACTAAATAATATAATTACAAGTGTGCGGTGCGCCGCACACTTTTTAAGAGAACATAACATGTCAAAAACAGAAACCAAAGTAAAAATTAAACCTAATATCGGTCTTCAAGAACCACCATTATTTAAAATCATTTATATCAATGATGATGTTACTTCAATGGAGTTCGTAGTACAATCGTTGGTTGATTACTTCAACTACAATTCAGATACAGCAGTACAAATCACAAAAAACATTCATGAAGAAGGTAGCGCAGTAGTTGCTATTCTACCTTATGAAATTGCTGAACAAAAGGGTATTGAAGTTACTTTGGATGCAAGGGCTCATGGATATCCTCTACAAATTAAAGTAGAGGCAGAAGCTTAAGTTTCAACATCTATTCTTTTAGCCCAATACGTGTTTTTCTTGTAATCCATTAATGGATTACATACATAGTTGATACCATTAACATTGGTATCAACTATTTTTTTATACGATCCATAGGCCCAATTTGAAATTTTAGATTCGGAATCAGCACCTAGAGCTAATGATAATTCGGGTAAAGATTCATAATTTTCAGGAATCTCACCGAAATAGAGATTCTTATTGGGTACACCGTTCGTTAATACGAGTATCTTTTTTACATCTAGATGTTTCTGCAACTTTTCAATAGAATTTTTAAGGTATACTAAATCTTCAAATCTATTCATCCCGTGAAGTTCTTCAAAGTTGTAATTAAACTCATCACCATACCAGCCAGTACATCCTAGAATAGCGATTCCATCTATAATCACAACATGATGATGTAGTAATGCTACATTACGTATTTTTTTACAAATGCTAGTGATTTCGTTTATACGTCTGCTATAGTTTTCTACACCTTGGAATTCTAAGGATCCCGGGGTGTAGAAAACTCCCTGATAAAATTTTGCAAGATGATTTAAAGTAAGTAATACTGTTCGTAAATCGGAGCTAATATTACCTGCCACAAGACAATATAGACTGGTAGCTTTGTTTTCCCAGTTGAAACTATCGTCAGGTGAGAGATTTAAATCACTTATTAAATCGAACCCGATCTTCATCAAATCACTTAGCTACGGTCATTGATGGTTTTTTGGATCTTGGTTTAGAAGTCTTTTCAGCCGAAGCTTTTTCAACCTTAGGCTTAGCAGCACGTTTTGCCTTTACTGGCTTCTCGGGTGCTACCTCGACTTTAGGGGCTTCAACAACAGGAGCAGTAGCCGCAACGACTGGTTCTGTTTTAACTTCCTCTACCTTGGGTTCCACCTCTACTTTGTAGGGTGCTTCTCCTGTTACTTCTTTAATAACTTCTCTGTTTTTAAAGAAAAAATACCAAATAGCGGCTGCTATTACGGCTACTACAATCACTAATTCCATTATGTTCTCCTAAAAATAGTTAACATAGTATTTAACGGGTTGAACCCCAAAGCTTAATTTTTCCTATAAATTTTGCAGTTTTTGGGTTCTTATAGTAGACTAAATACATTATGTCCAAAAGCATTCTAACCCAAATGATGTACGAGGATATGCCCAGTCTTAGTTACCAAAAAAGACAGGCGTACAGGACCACTCATCGTGAAATAGTGGGACTATTCAAGTTGCTCAATAAAGAGATATTCAACAATAGATTACCCATGCCCGATTTTAGAATAATTCAACGGTCTCAGGACTATTGGGGAATGTGTTCAGCCAAGCATTTTGTACCAGTAGATAATAAACGTAGTAATTGCGTAATAACTCTTAATAATAAATGGTACTGCAAACAGTGGCTTGTAATGACACTAGCACATGAAATGTGTCATCAGTATCAATGGGACGTACTAAGTTTCAAACGTTTAAAAGAAGGTAAACAACCACTAATGAGTCATGGTCCTTCATTCTTTTTATTCAAACACAAACTTGCAAAATACGGTATACCACTAAGAAGGGCACATAGTATAAGACAGTGGTTCACCCATCAAAATTTGTTTAAATGCTAAAAAGCATAAATACAAATTATGCGTGATTTAATAGATAAAATAACTTATATTGCCGAAGAACGTACTCTCAGTGCTGGTACCATTACCAAATACGGTGAACGTTTTGATAAATTTTTATATATGATCAGAGAAAAGATGCCTTTCTACACAGTGGATAAAGAACCTGTGATTGCTGATCCTACTGAGGCAGATAGGTTTCAAGACATGTTCGATAAAGGACAATTCAAAGGCAATATAAAAATCAAACTAGATGGTATTGATGATCCAATGCCGTTAAGTAATCTATTGAAAACAAAAGATTTGGGCGGTCAGGCAGCTACAGGTGAAGAAGGTGAGGAGACTGGTAAAGAAGCAGCACTATTAAAACCTTCTCAAATAGGAATAACAGATCGTGACATTCCTGCATCAGAGTTAGGTGACGCTATAACTAGTAATGAAACACTGCAATCTACAGATTACGGTAGAGTTGTAATACAAATGGCTCAAGAAATAATGAATGGTCGAAATCCTGCAATACCTAAAGAAATTCCCACTAAGATAAGAGCAAGTATTGTAGACTATGCAGGTGAGTATTTAGGCGTGTTAGCACTTGTTAATGGTACTTCAAGATTTCCACGCAGGCAAGGTTTTGAAAAGTGGTTAGGAAATGATGTAAGTTCATTGGTTATTAATTTTCCTAGTAAGTCAAACAATAATATTGCTGATAGTTTTGCAAGTATTAAAAACTCAGAAACAGAACATACGGTAAACATCTCTAGTAAAGGTAAAGGCGGTGGTGCGCCACCTAGCATCGGTGGACTAAAAATACCTCAAGAAATTAGAGATAACCCTGCGTATGAAGCCAGTGTAGCTTTTATTGATTTGTGTGATAGTAGTAAACAAGCCAAATACAATCTACCAGAACCTAGAACAATTAGTCAGGTATTTCAGGCTATGAATTTATTATATCAATACGTTCCTGATTCTATCCCTGAAAAATTTAATGAATTTTTACCTTGGAAGATTGATATCGTTAACCAAGTAGTAGATAGTATGGCTGCATTCAAGCAAAGAAAAAATCTCCCAATGTCAAAGTACAGTTCATTGTGGAGCGATATTGATTTTAAGAAGCCAAGTAGCGATGGCGGTAAACTAACTCATGCAGTAAAGCTAGCTGTCATGCAGGCAGTAAATGAAGGTGGTGCATTGCCCGAGTTCCAAGATGTAATCTTAGCCATATTGGATATGAACTTCATACAACAATATGCAGACTACGATGCTAAATCACGTACTATGAGTTTCGCTACACAATGGCCTGCAAAACTAGAAGGTAAGATAACTCTTGAAAGTAAGAGCGGAGCAACAGACCCAACAAAGGGTGGTTTCAGTTTCAAACTTTCTAATACTGATCCCAAAACAGTTTTACCAGAACCAAATGAATTGGGTGTTGGTATGGGATCCAGTGGTCCTAGTGAAAAAGAGTTTGCCGCCGGTGCAGAAAAAATTGCAACTGGGCATGCCACTACAGACTTTACATCCGAACCTGTTAATGCAGTGGGCGATGTTGGGCGTAAAAAACGCAAATAACTATTGACTAGTCATAAATTTCCTGTATAATTGTCTATATTTGACAAAGGAAATTTATGAGCTTGGTACCTATCGTTTTGGAACAAACAAGTCGCGGTGAGCGTAGTTATGATATCTACAGCCGCTTACTTCGTGACCGTGTCATTTTGCTTGAGGGTGAAGTACATGATCAAATGGCAAATCTTATTGTTGCTCAATTGTTGTTCCTAGAAAGTGAAAATTCTGAAAAAGACATTAGCCTATATATCAATAGCCCGGGTGGTAGTGTAACTGCTGGCATGGCTATCTATGATACAATGCAATTTATCAAGCCAGATGTTCAAACAATTGTTATGGGTCAGGCTTGCAGTATGGGCAGCTTACTTGCACAAGCAGGAGCAAAAGGTAAACGTTTGATTCTTCCACACGCTCGGCACATGATCCATCAACCCAGCGGTGGCGCACGTGGGCAAGCGACTGATATGGAGATTCAAGTTAGAGAAATTTTAGCACTTAAGAGTATATTGACTGGAATTTATCTTAATCATAATAGCAAAGGTAAAACTATTGATCAACTACATAAAGATATGGAGAGAGATTATTTTATGTCCGCAATAGAATCTGTAGAGTATGGACTTGCAGACAAGGTACTTACAACTCGTGGTTGACAATAAATCCAGAGTATAGTATACTCTTTTTATTGGAGATATATATGCCTTGGATTCAAAATATTAGTTTGGGTGACGTTCACAAGGGGTTTCATTTTGACCCCGGTGTGAATTCTATGCTCATCCAAATCTGTGACCCCCCGGGAAACTTCCCTGTTCCTAAGTTTCAATTTAAGGAAGTTCACCAATTCCAATTTTTGGATGTTGAGAAGGACGATTTTGTCATTGATGAGGCTATGCGTTGCAGTCAGGAACAAGCGAATGAGTTGGTTCGCCTGTTGCAACATGCATTGGCTAATCGTATGAATGTCATCGTACACTGCCATGCAGGCATCTGCCGCAGCGGCGCTGTCTGTGAGGTGGGGGTTATGCTTGGGTTTGACGATACCGAAGTGTTCCGTAGCCCAAATCTGCTGGTCAAGCACCGCATGATGAAGGCACTGGGCTGGACCTACGATGAAGGCGAGCCCCACACCATTAATGGACAACCTGTCACATACAATGAGTGGGGCAACCCAGTGATTGTTACTCCTCCCAATCGTGAAGAAAATTGGGATTGACAAATAATCCAAAGTTTGATATACTAACGGTATAGTAAGAAAACGGAGTCAAAAATGCACTTTCCCCGACGCACTACTCAAGATCGTATGGCTGAGGCCGCAGTATATCGTGCCCGTTCTGAGGCTGCTACGATCCCTGTAGTTCCCTTAGAGCATTGTGAATACGACAAGAACCGCAAGGTCCTCAAGTTGGCGTCTGAGTTTTTTGGTATGCCTTCTACTTTCTTTGTCAAGAGCCATCACACTGGCAAGGAAGTCCGTTTCGTTGTCGTAGGTCCCGAGGACAAGTTGTTTGACCCCGATCAGTGGGACGGCGAAATGCAAGTCTATCGTCCAGTCGGCAATGTGCCGAATGTGGATCACATGGTTATCTATCACGCCTGGTAATATAAAGGAAATTTATGATTCTGAATAACAACCCACAGAACCAAGCCATCCTCAGTAATGTGGGGCAAGTTGGAGAGTTCCGAATTCGGAACTCTGCGAAGGCTTTTAGCATTCTTAGTTCGGGTCTGTACGCTAACAAGATCCGTGCTATCATCCGTGAGTTGTCCTGTAATGCCGTTGACAGTCATACGGCAGCAGGCAAACCCGATCTTCCCTTTGATGTTCATTTGCCGAATGCACTAGAACCTTGGTTCAGCATTCGGGACTATGGTACAGGTCTTACCCATGATCAAGTTACCAACATTTACACGACCTACTTTGAATCCACTAAGACTGATTCTAATGCTTTCATTGGCGCCCTTGGTCTTGGTAGCAAGTCTCCATTTAGCTATACGGATAATTTCTCTGTAATCGCTATTCGTGATGGTCGTCGTGGTATTTACACGGCATTCATTAATGAGCATGGAGTTCCTTCTATCGCACTTATGATGGAAGAAGAAACCACGGAGCCTAATGGTGTTGAAGTCAAGTTTGCCGTGACTGATCGTTGGGACTTTGATAAGTTCCAAAATGAGGCTAGGCATGTCTACAAGTATTTCAAACTTCGCCCTGTAATTCACGGCAGTAAGAGTTTTACTTTCCTTAATCCTGAATATAGGGATCGTGACATTATCCCCGGTGTACATAGTTTTGGTAGTGCTTGCTCATCTAGTGTGGCAATCATGGGTAATATTGCTTATCCTATTGAGGTGCCAATGGCTGACAACACACTAGGGGAACTGCGCGGTCTTCTTGGTTGCGGTCTTGTCATGGAGTTTGATATCGGTGAGCTTGATTTTCAAGCTAGCCGTGAAGGTCTGAGTTACATCCCTTCTACAATTCAATCTATCAAAAATAAACTTTCGGCACTGAACAATCAACTGGCTGTCCATGTCGCTAATGAAGCCGATAAGATTGACAACCTTTGGCAACGTGCCGATTATCTAGTCAAGCGTCACAATGAAGGATTGTTTAAGGCTGCTACTGCTAAGTATATTCAGGATACTAAATTCCCTCTGGGTAATCCGTCAAATCCTTATTCTATCATTAAGCCGTTTTCGCTTAAGGTAAACGAGTTGGCTAGTAAGTACAACATCACCCTACGTGGTTTCTACAAGGATCGCGGTAGTGACAAGTGTGCTAACTTGAAGCCCGTTAGCATTATGGATGATGATACTAAGCAACACGTTCAAGCTTGGAGCATCCAACCTTCAATGAGTGTTCACTTTGTTATTACTGACACCAAGCGCGGAGCGTTGGAACGTGCCAAGTTTCATTGGCGAAATCGCAAGATGGACGTTCACAATGAACATGTAATTGTCATTGAGGCTGCTGATAAAACTAAAACAATGAGTGTCGGGAATTTCTTGCGTGAACTGCATAATCCTCCCAACACAATGTATGCTACTCAACTTATGGAACGTGACCAAAGTAGCAAAGGCAGTTGGGGTAAGGCAAGCATTCTGCGGTTTGAGGAACGTCAACGTAGTCGCCATACTACCAAATACGTTTGGACTAACGCAGGTACTGCTAGCGAATTTGATTCTAATAAAATTTATTACTATGTTGAAATGAATCATTGGAATCCTGTCGGTGTCCCGATGCGTACAATGGAACATTTTCAAGATTGTCTGCGGCGCTCAGGTATCTTCACTGGAGATATTTATGGTGTCCGTAAGAATGATATTGAATTGGTTCGTAAGCAAAAAAATTGGGTTGAATTGACGCCGTTTGTCAGGCAAAAGCTTTTGGCTACCGATACTAGCAATGTGCTTGGTTTGGTCAAAGCGGCTATTGATTTTAAGTCCAACTTCAAGTATATTAATGACAATCTTAAGAAAGATAGTCCTTACTATAAATTGTATGCAGAATTCAAGGATGTTGAACTGGTTGATGAACACAAAATGCATCATCTGGAACAATTATTCAAGACTTTTGGAATTGTAATCAATGCTGTTGATCCTCAGGCAATGATTCAACAATACAAGATTAAGATTCAAAATCTTAAGGATCGCTATCCGATGCTAAAACATCTATCATCGTATAGTGCTACTGTTAGTGATGTTGTAGATTATATCAACATGGTTGATCAAGTTAAAGGAAACTAAAATGTCTTATCCGTTTATTCTTCAAGGCGACAATGTGACTCTTGTTATCGATGGTACTCCGCATACTATCAACAAGACCCATCTGTCTTATTCTAAAATCGTTGATGCTATCAAGGCGTCGGATTGGGCATCAGTTAAAGAACTGATCAATCCTACTAAGCGCCTGGTCAATTTCAGCCGCGGAAACGTTGCAGTGGTTGATGGTGAAATGTTCTGGCGTGGTCAAGTGTTCCATAATGCTCTGGCTACTCGGATGATTGCAATGCTAGAGGATGGCTTCGATGTTGCCCCTCTTGTGGAATTCATGCATAATCTTATGCGGAACCCTAGCAAGAGGGCTGTCGATGAACTCTATGGCTTCCTAGAAAAGAACAGTCTGCCGATCACTCCCGATGGTTGCTTCCTTGCATACAAGCGTGTGCGTGGTGACTACAAGGATTGTCATACTGGCACTATGGATAATAGTGTTGGTAAGGTTGTTGAAATGGAACGCAATATGGTTGATGACAACCGTGACAACACCTGCAGTACTGGTCTGCACTTCTGTAGCCATAGCTATCTGGCTAGTTTTGGTGGTGAGCGTACTGTCATCGTCAAAATCAACCCTGCTGACGTAGTGTCCATTCCTAGCGATTACAACAATGCTAAGGGTCGGGCTTGTCGTTATGAAGTTGTCGGAGAGGTTGGACAGAATCCAGATGACAAGGTTGAATTTACTAAGCCTGTTCAACGTAACGCTAACAGTGTAAAGGTGGAACCGAAGACTGGCTCTAGTGCTTTCTATAAGGGTTATACTGACGGCTTTACTAACCGTGAATATGAATCCGGTACTTACTGGACCCCCTCTGACCTTCGTGCATATGAGGAAGGTTTTGAAAAGGGTCAGTGGCACAGGGAAGACGGAATGGACGAGCGTTATCGCTATGTCGCTCCTAGCAAGTCACAAGGAGCTTGGCCAAATCCAACTGGATGGCGTAAGTAAAATTAGGGCGCTTAGGCGCCCTTTTTTCATTGCATAAATTACTCTTTATGCTATACTAGCATAAATAAAGATGTGAACTGATAGACGGTTCATAGACAATTCTTCTAAAGGAGCTTTAGAATGTCAGAAAAGAAATACGGCACAATCCTTCTTATCGGTCGCTTTCAGCCGCTGCATAATGCACACCTTGAAATTATCAAGCGTTGTACTGCATTAACCGATCAACTAGTTATTATTGCAGGTTCAGCAAAGCAACCTCGCACTTATAAAAATCCCTTCACGTTTGACGAACGCAGGCAAATGATCCTCAATGCTACTGCTGGATTGAGTATGCGTGTCTACGTTGAACCCAACATTGATACCATTTACAATGATCAAGCTTGGGCTGTTCGTGTTCAA